AGCAGGACATTCCCATAGGCTGGGCATGAGTGCCTACACAGAGGGCGTAAACGGCCATTACAGGGCCTTATATGGGGTAGAGAGTGGGAACCTTATGGACCGCAAGAAAGCAGGCTATATTAGGTATAACAGCGCTAATTGGCAGAATGGGTATGTTATACTCGAAGCCGCAGGGAAGACGCTAACACCAACGTTAGTGCCTATCGACCCAAAGGATGGCTCATTTACCGCACTGGGCAGGTATTACGGGTAAAACGTTACCAAACCGTTATACAAATATGCTCCAAAACAATCCACAAAGTCATACACAGGTGCAATACTAAGCCCATACCACGAAGCACAGTAGTGGTATAGACGGGCTACTAATGAAGAAGCTACAGAAATGTCCAATGTGTGGATCTACCACCGACAGGACAGTACATAAGTTATATCGCTACGACAACGGAGAAAAATTCTACGATTCTGTCTGCTTAAAGTGTGCAGATATTCACTCACTTAGCTTGGTATCAAAATGAAAATACAGATTGATATAAAGGCGGCTGACTTTGAGCAGCTATGGGTTAACTCAATGAAGTGGCGAGGTATTGACTGGGAAGACCAGGCTGCAAGATTTGTGCCAAGGCCAGACTTTACCTGGACCTACGCATACTGGTTTGACGAGTACGCAGCCTTAAAATTGGCCGAAGGGTTTTTGACTTCAGATGAGTGCCGAATTCATTCAGATGAGGCAGGTGGTTGGGTCATATTAACTAATTATGCAAGCCCTTGTCACTTGCGCAAAAAAACGGTCACCTTTTGCTAGGTTGCAACCACGACATATCGCAGCACAATTTAAAGGGTCAAAGGTATCACCGCCCTTAGCTCGTGGCCATAGATGGTCAACCTCTTTAGCCTCGCCACCGCAGGCGTAGCAGGTGTACCCATCACGTGCGAGCACCATCAAGCGTAGCTTCTTCCACTGTCCCGTGCCTAACGCACGGTGACGTTTAGCCTTCTTATTAACCACTAGTGCCAGCCCTTGCGCTTGTAATGATCCAAAGCGTTGCACATAGAACCATAACGATGGTAATTATATTTAATACCCCAATCAATTTGCTTGGTCCCACTAACAGTAGCCAGGTATTTAGACCTGCCTTGTGGTATGCCATAGTGTGAACCATTACGTGCGGTAGGGTTTAGCCGACTTTCAGCTGTGTATAGCTCTATTAGGCAGTAGGCTTCGGTAAAGTCATTCAACTGTATAAGTATGTATTGCTTGTAATGCGTAGGTTTGTAATTTTCATACGCTACTGCGGAATCAATCTTTAAAGGACTTAACGTATAACATATACACAAAGCGATCCCCAACCTCAACCTTGCGAGCTGCCCCGTTGGGGCTCGCCTTTTGGCCCTTAAGGCCAATTGCGTTTTAGGGTAGCATGCGAATAAAAGCATCATGGCATAACCGCAGGTCACACGGCGTGGCATAAGTAGGGAATGACGCCATTATCTAATTCATCCTCTAGCCAAGTCTCACTAAAGCCAGTGCCTTCAATCATATTGATACCCATCCTGCATACTTCGCATCTGGATTATCTAGTAGCCACTGCTTGCGTAGCTCGTTCTGGTGGGCCCAGTCGATGTCAGTCATCGTATCCTGTGTAACTTGAATCTATTTATAGCCTGCACAGCTACTTCGCCTATACCGTAAAGCGCCGTGTTAAAGGTTATGGTCCTACGGCTACCATCGGCCCGATCAAACTTATGATTATAGGCAATTGGCATAATGGCGTCAGCGTGGTTCCACAGGTTGAACCACCAGCGACCGCTTGTAAAAGGTACCAGGGCAATACCGTTAGCATGCGACAAGAACCTATCTACCCAGGGCGTAGGCTTACTATATGGTGGGTTCATATAAACCAAGCCAAACCACGGCTGAGTTAGCCCATCATCGTCAATCGTATATTTAGTCTTAGCTGGTACGACACCGCCTACTACTGGCGAACAAGGATCAAGATCAAATTCTAGACCTAAACCGTTAAATATCCACAGCGATGTGTAGTAATCATCTCCGCCTGAATTGCGTCTACCTGTAGGCATTACTTCTCCTTTATTAGTGCGCAAGTGTGGCAGACCACGGTGTTAAACTTCCAACTACCACACTTCTCACATCGAACTATGTCCGAGTCAGGAATACTAAGCGCTTCGGCGATGTTTTTAACGCCGACACACCCACAATCTGTGCATTGATACGCCTTAAAGCCTTCAGGCGTGGCGTAGCCGTCAAGCCACAGAAACTCTGTGTTGCGCTTGCAGCCGTTGCACTTAAATTGTGGGTGCGACATGGTAATGTTCCTCTACTTTACTGCCTGCAGTGGCACTGAGTACAAACTAGAAAACCACCAGAATGTATAAGCCTGTCGTCATTACAAGCCATACATTTATCGGTACTAACGGTCAGGCTTTCTTTATCATCTTCTAAACGTAATGTGAAGCCTGATCCGTTGATTATCTCTAAATAACCCACTATTCACCTCCTTTACCATCTTCTGCATCGGATGGAAAGTAATACGTGCCGTTATCCATAATCTTTGCCCACTTCGGCGCACACTGCTCAGCCTTTGGTGCAAGGCATACATAACCGTAGTAAGGCTTCTGCGTAGTCTTGCTTAAACCTTCTAGCAACTTCATGCCGCCATGTTTACAGCTCTGTGCTGCTGGTGGTGCAAAAGGTATTACATTACTGACCTCACCTACTGACCATACTGTCGGCTCTTTCTTATCAGCTGCAAAAGATGCACGTATTACATCCTCCACAGCTCTAGCTCGTGAGCCAGGCGGTGAATAATTAGTTGCTTCTGCCACCTTTGTCATCTCCTCTCGGCTAGCCCTCTTGCCTTTAGCCGCATAACCTGCGTTTGCAAGCGCTCGGCCGATCGCTGAAGTCTCAGCATTCTCCAGTGCAGAAGTTGAATTAACACCCCGATCACTAACGCTCTCACTAGCAAGCCCAGACGAAAACGGCTTCTCATCGGTGCTCTTCTTAAATAGTTCAGCACTAATAATGTATCTAGTGTCGCTGGCCTGTTCAATCTTTGTTGCCACTCTTCCATCTGGGTAGTCCTTCCAGTATTTTTCCAGTCGGCTTTCGACCGTCTCGTAATCGGCTAAATTAAATGCCATCATCCCACCTTCCTAACTCATCTTGCATAGCTTCATGCACCGTTTTACTAATGGCTATGTATCCAAGCGCATCGGTGTAATTGTCCACGTTTTCACTATCCTCAGCTGATCGGCTGATCTTGACCAGCGCCATGCACATTGCCACTTGGTTTGGTTGCAGTGGATAACCAGTATAAGCACTCCACAATTCGGCAATCCGCTTGTGGTTGTAGTAAGGATGCCCATAACTCTCGCCTCTAGCATGGATAGTTTTGATGACTTCATCAAATAACTTCTCAGTCTTTGTCATAGTCAAATACCTCATCGGTCTTAACTTTATTGGCAATCATTCGGCGGTGCATATCCCAGCCATCTTTACGCCCACGCCAGTAGTGAACAACAGCCGCATTTTCTTTTACGTGCTCGATGTACCAGTACAACACAGCTAAAGCAAGCATTGTGTAAAACCACATGTAGCCCAGCTCTTTTAAATCAGCGTAGAAGTTCATGCGCTAACCATTTCTCTGCGCAGATGGCAGGGGCTTGCATAGTTAGTTAATATGACCCAACCACCTGCTTCATCTGAATGAATACGGCACTCATCCGCAGTCAGAAAACCCTCGGCCAATTTTAAGGCTGCGTACTCGTCAAACCAGTATGCGTATGTCCAGCCAAAGTCGGGGCGTGGCTCAAATCTTGCAGCCTGCTCTTCCCAGTCAATTCCACGCCACTTCATTGAGTTTACCCATAGGCGCTCAAAGTCCGTAGCTGTTATATCGATTTCTATTTTCATCGTAGCCCTGCTTCCTGCACCAGTAGCTCTGGCACAAGAGAAGTATTGCACCTGTGTACGACTTTGTGGATAGTTTTAGGGAGTATTTGTATAACGATTGGGTAACGATTTACCCGTAATACCTGCCCAGTGCGGTAAATGAGCCATCCCTCGGATCAATAGGCACTAACGTAGGTGTTAGCGTCTTTCCCTCGGCTTCGAGTATAACATAACCATTTTGCCAATTGGCGCTGTTATAGCGAATATAGCCTGCTTTCTTGCGGTCCATAAGGTTCCCACTCTCTACCCCATATAAGGCCCTGTAATGGCCGTTTACGCCCTCTGTGTAGGCACTCATGCCCAGCCTATGGGAATGTCCTGCT